GCGGCTGGTAAGGTTGCAGAAACCATTGCCACATATGCCACACCTGGACTTGGCGTATTTAGTTGGGTATCTAAGGCAGACAAAGCACGTAAAGCTTTACTGGCGGGAACGGCGGCACCAAAAACTAGAACAATAATAGGCAGATCCGCTGTTAAGTTTGGCGAGAAAGCTCCTGCGGCTCTGACAGGAACACGGGCAGGTCGTGCGGCTTTAACAACAGTCGGCACAGGCGTAGCTGATGTGCTTGTTTCACCAAGCTCAATGACCACCCTTGCAGATAGTTGGGATGCAATGCCTGAGTTTCTTCGAACAGAAGATGAAGAAGGTTTAACAGGAAAAGAATTAACAGGGGTACGTCTCAGAAATAAGTTTCGTCTTGGCCTTGAAGGAGCAGGATTTAACTTAGGTGCAGAGGTTGTTCTGCCCGTGGTGGGTGCAACAATCAAAGGCATAGGACAAGTCCCAGGTGTGCCAGCCCTAGCACGAGGTCTATCCAATACGTTTGATTATATGGGAGACAAGATTCTTCAAGCCCCGGTCATCGGACCACGGGTCAAGAAGTATTTAACCCCTGATGGGTTGGCTCCAAACGAGATCATGTCAGCCTTGAGGTCCGCTGAAGGTATGACTGAGGGTCAAGAGAAGATGGCTAGTGATACGATCCGCGAGTACGATAAAGCCGTCCGTAGTTTAATAAAGTTTCAAGGTGTCAGAGGTTTGTTTCGTTCAGGACAGGAACGTATTCAACGGACGTATAGTGACACATTTGATTATCTAACCGGAGACATGGCTGCGGATGCTTTCCGTTCTACATACGGCACCAAAGTAACGAAAGCCGCAGACAAAATGCGGGATCAGATCACAGATCTAAGCAGGATGTTTCGTGAGTCTATAGAAGAATCTAACTTACCCAGAGAAGAAATAGACCGTCTTCAAGGTTTGTTTGACCAGAACCAAGCTACATACATACGAAGACTGTACGAAATAAACCTTCGCCCTGAAAAGTTTAGGGGTACACCCGTACGAGAAATGCCAAATTATGATGCGGCTTTGGCTGAAACAGAACAAGCTTTCCGTAACAGAAACGCACGGATACAGGCGGCAATAACCGCAGGTAGAAACGTTGCAGATGGAGATATGATTGTAGATGATCCACGTGCCGCAGCGGAACTGTTTATTGATGAACAGTTTGATCGAGCACGTCTAGCTATGGGGGAACTCGCTCCTGACGCACCGCAGCATATCAAGTACTTAGTTGAAGGCGGCAAGAAAGTCAGAACAGAAACCCGTGGTAATCTCTTCAACCTAGCTGACGGAATGTTGAAAGATCGTTCAAGGATCTTAGACGAAGCCCCTCTACTACAAGAGATGATGGGTGTAATACGTGATCCGAAAGAAGCATTTCTACGCACAGTAAACGATACATCTAACACCGTAGCTGCACAAAGATTGTATGGTGAGGTTGCAAGATCTCTTGGTAAAACAACATTTCAAGATGGACTACCTGCATTACGACAAGGTCAGCGCCCCATCATCGATGGTAACAACCTAACGGATCAGATGGTCGCACAGCTAGAAGGCTTTGGATATGTAAGAGCCGGGGAGTTAAACCCAGAGAGAGCCTTCGGTGGTAAGTTTGGATCTCTGTCTGGTGATTTCATTCCCGGAGAAATATACAATTCCTTGACTACTCCTATGAGATCAAGCTCCTCGGTCCAAGAAGCTTTGGCTGTATCGCTACAACTCAAGGGTCTATCACAGATGACCAAGACTGTGCTCAACCCCTTGTCACAAGTCAGAAACTTTTTATCCAATACGTTTGTCGTAGGGGCAAATGGTTTGTTGGGCAGGAACTTAGGACTGTTTGAAAGTGCAGACGTTCTGGTTTCCAACGCCCTCGAAAGTCCAGAGCAGTTCAAGTTGCTACGATCAATGGCGGACGAAGGGGCGATTGGTCAGAACATACAGATCAACGAGATGCGCCGATTGCTGCAAGAGCAAACTGAGTTGGGTGTATCTGCACGGCTTAACAAAGCAGGTAACGCCTTTCGACAATCTAAGCTTGGTGCACCTGTTCGCTTCATGGAGAAGACATACGGATTGGGTGACGATTACTGGAAGGTGGTCGGTGCTCTGGGAGAAAAAGCAAGGTATGGTGCCGCTCTTCGTAAGGGTGGAATAGACATAGACAATGTGTCTCCCGCTGTTCAGGATGCTTTAGTTGCATCTGGCCTTGCACAAAGATCCAGATCAATCGCAGGTACAGAGTTTGGGGATTTGTTTGCTATTGACTTAGTAAAACAAACCATGCCCACATACTCCATGGTTCCTGAAGCTATCAAAGCTTTGCGCCGTATACCTGTCGTTGGTAACTTCATGGCTTTCCCTGCTGAGATTATCCGTACAACAGGCAACATTGTTAATCGTGCCGTCAAAGAGATGGGATTCAAACCTACTCAACAGATGATAGATGAATTAGGAGTACAGAATGCAAACAGGATAGCACGTCAGGTTCGAGGCATAGGTGCCCAACGTTTAACAGGGTACATCTCCATGGCACAGGTTGCTCCGTTGGCTATGCGTGACGCTGCACACACGATCCTTGACATCACACCAGAAGAAGAAGCCCTTCTTGAAGAGAACAGTGCTTACTGGACTAAGGGTAATACTCTTATGTATCTGGAAAAGCTTAAAGACGGGCAAGCAGATTATGCAGACTTGTCTTACATGCTACCATATGAGTTCATGCTTGCCCCTGCTCGTGCCGCATTGCAGGTGTATGGGGAGAAGGGTGAAGTCGGGGCTAACGAAGCAGAACAGATCTTCTCTGGAACGTGGGAAGGTTTCAAGAAGTTTGCAGAACCATTTGCTTCAGAAGGTCTAGCGGCTGAAAGAGTTATCGATGTAACAATACGAGACGGTAAAACACAGACAGGGGCCGAGATATACGAGCCAGGGGAAATGATGGGGGACAAACTATCTAAGTCCTTGTTTCACGTAGGAGCAGCCTTTATGCCTGGAATTGTTGATCAATTCATGACAGTCAAAGGTGGGGATTTTGTTTCAGGTCGTGCCACTCGCGCTATTACTGGTATGCCCTCAAGAGACGGAGACCCCTACACTATAGCGGAAGAAGCTGGCACCATGCTCATTGGTGTTCGACCCATGAGACTCAAGGTAGATCGTAGTCTTGGTTATGCTGGAGGTGAGTATTCTGCAAATAGATCCAGTGCCGTTCAGATTTTCACTAAAGTAGCCGATGATAATGATGCAGACGTCGATGACATATTGGGTGCCTATGTCCAAGCAAATGAAGCACGTCGCAGACACCAAGCAGAACTCCGAGATAAAATGTTAAAAGCACAGGCTGCTGGTATGACTAAAGGCGAACTAATAAGAGCGTTCAAGAATACAGGTGTATCTAAGAGAGAAGTCATAGATATTCTTAACAATAGATACAGGCCAATTAAAGTAAGTAGAAATTTAATTCGTGAAGTTGCTAACGAAGTTAATGTACAAAAAGAAAACAGAATATTAAACCGTGTGCCGACTAAAGAAATAAATGAAGTAAGAAAATCCTTTCAGAATACTCCAATTATTTCAGAAGAAGAACCTGAAGTGCCCGTTGTTGAGACTAATACTTCTTCCGATGTAAATCCATTCGCTCGTTTTCAAAGCACAGAACAAACGCGCCCGGCTACCACTACTGTCGCGCCCTCATCAAAGCCTGTAACGCCAAAGCAAGTTGAAGATAAAACCAGAACTATACTGGGTACAGCAAGCAATCCGATCTCTGCTTTAAGAGATCTAGAGATATTCAAAAGCAGTACAGATTAACTCTCAATCTCAATCCTAACGCCTTTGCCTCCGAACATTCTAATCAGTTCGTCAGCCGATCCCTCTGTTTCCTTTAGGAGATCTTCATCACCGACCAGTACAGCTAGGTCAATGGCCCAACCCACAAAGTCCATGATTGATTCGACCTGCATTGGATGCATGTCTCTCAGTCCAAGTGTTTTCATATCAGGGTCTATCACTCGAATTCTCCCCAGTTGTCCTTGAGTTCGTCGTCCACTTTAGAGGGGACTTTCAAGACATCCGACAACCCATTTTCCATTATGTGCTTGATGTTGTGAGCTTGGTCGTCGCCCTCTACTGAAAAGCATAACTCATCATGAACCGTGAGCATAGGTAAAAGTCCCTCGTTGTAACAATCAAGCATCGCCTTCTTTGTTTGGTCGGCTGCTGATCCTTGGATCAATTTGTTTAATGCCTTGTAAGTAAAGGCTCTTCTCAAGGGCTGACCATATTCTTTCATGGCATCTTCATAGGGCAACGGCTTCTTGTATCCAAATGTCCTTGGCTCCCACAGGTGAAAACGACAACGACGACCTAGTATTGTGCGAACCTGTCCTGTGTTTGACGCCTGTTTACTAGCTAAGTCTGCAAGGCCCTTAACAAACGGCACCTTCTCACGGTGTGTTGCTAATAGTTCCCCTGCTTCATCGGTTGAGATATCTAGCTGTGCGGCGAGTTTACCTTTACCCATGCCGTACATGATACCCAGGTTCACGACCTTTGCTTCTTTACGTTTGATCCCTGCTATGTCTGCTACCATCTGGTGCAGATCCACATCACCGCTGTGGTATTCATCAACAATCTTATCAACGATAGGGTGTCTGAAATCTCCCTTCAGGCTTGCCGCAAAGTGCACCAGTAACCTCGGCTCTTGGCTCGAATAGTCAAACGATCCCCACTTGGTTCCTTCTTCTGGTATAAACAGGCCACGTATCATCTTCTTAATTTCTGGATCTCGCGCAGGAATCTGCTGTAAGTTTGGATTGGATGACGAGAATCGCCCAGTCACCGTACCACCGTCATCGGACCGAAGCTGATGGAACTCGCAATGGATACGACCCTTGTGCTCATGCTTCATAATTGTTTCAATGAACGTGCTATCAGCCTTGTCAAATTCACGTAGCCTGACGATCATTTGTGCAATAGGGTGTTGATGGGTGTTGAGATACTGTTTGGTGAATGAGGGAGCACCTGCGTCAGTCTTAGGGTATGCTAGGTTTAGCTCTTCAAACACTGCGGCTACTGATGCCGCCGCCCATGGCTCAATCTTGATTTGAGTTTGTTTAAATATCTCGTCCTTGATTTGCTTGGATTTAGTCTTGAGAAGTTTCTTAGCTTGCTCTGCTTTATCCAGATCCACACGCACACCCAACTGGCGCATGTCACACATCATCGGGATCAGGCTTGTCTCTAAGTTCCAGATGTTCCAAAGGTCTTGCTTATCCAGTTCTATCTTCAGGCGTTCCCACAAACGCAGGGTCATCCCTGCATCCTGTTCAGCGTACCGTCCTACAGACTCAGGCGGTAGCCTGTACATTTCTGCTTTGGGATCGAAGCCCCACTCTGCTGCTGATACACGGAGTAACTTCTCATCTTTTCGTTCATCGAGGTAATCACGACCTAGATTATTTAGGCTGTATGACCAACGGTTCTCATCAACCACCGCCCCTGTAATCATGGTATCGATGATGCGCCCTTCAACCTTTATGCCCTCGGCACGTAACCAACCCAGATCGTAAGTAGCATTGTGCATGATCTTATCTATGTCGGGTGTTGCCATCTGTTTCTGTAGCCACTTGAGCGCGATCCTTGCATCCATGTTGTGACCGTTCTCGTGCCGGATCGGGAAGTAACCCTGCCAATCTCCTGCGGCTACGGCTATACCTACAACGTATCCATCTTTACGAACCCATCCTGGGCCTAACGTCGTCAGGTTTGGATCACATGTTTCTAGATCGATTGCGATCTGTTTATACTTTGTAAGGTCAGGAAACTCTGATGGAATGTTCCACGTTAGTTCCTTTCCTTGGTTCATCTGCTTTGCAATGACATGATCTTTCTCAAATAGATTACCTTGATTCATCTTCAAACTCTGCTCCCAATGCTGAATATCCGCACTTGTCGATCCACGAATCTTTGTGGTCGATGGTCTCTAACAATCGACAGGTCTTCACCCAGTCCATCATCAGAGCCACATGCTTTGCTGTTATTTTATTATGTGTTGTGAATGCGTCCTGTACTATTACATTCCAACCAGTTGCTATTCGGTCGAAGTTA